GTATTGTTCTGTTTAGTCTATTTCTCATTCGTTAAAGCGTCTGAGGATTTGAGACTCTTCAAAACTTGGCCAGTCGATAGGTTCTTGCGTAACTTCTTCAATTCTATTTTCCCTAGGACAAGTTTTTGGCATGAGTATGCCTGGTGCATAACACAGGCTTGTGTCTTTACTAGCTTAGCATCCTTTTTAGCTAGTGTCCTGATAGACACAACGACTAAGCAGTTTAAGTATGTGACGTATTGCCCTCATTTGTTAGCTGGTATCTTAGCCGACTTTGACCGCAGCATTTCACCGGAGATTGTTCGAGCAAATATCCGTAGTAAACTAAGAAGACAGGCTTGCATCCCACTGCCTGATCTGGCCCTCATACCTGTATGGAGTGGTACTGAGGTTATTGCTGAATTTTTATTGTTGCAGACAAAGGACTATTTTTTCGTGACGGGGGTTCTAACCAAACTAGGACCCTCTTCTTTCGAAGGAGTAGTAGACTTAAAACTTACATAGTCGGAGCGCGTGTGAAAGAAGCGCCTCTCGCAATTCCAAGTTCTAAGATACTCAAAAACGGTACTGCTACAATAAAAGAATTCACTACGGGTTTACCAAGGCGTCGTATGTTTCGAAAATTAGGTTCATGCACTATCCCAGGGTATGCCCCCATATGCATGGATTCAAATGATCCAACAACCGTCTCGTGTGCCTTTAAACAAAGGTTGTTTCGCGATACTCCTAAAATAGACTCAAAGGAGCTATTGTCTTTTGCCAGGTTTGTTGGCAAATACGTTCGTAGCCATTATGATCGTGTTGAACCGCTCGGTTTTGAAGAGTGGTTAGAGGGCACTAGCTACAATGAGCAGCGCAAAGAACAATTGCGCAAGATTAGATCAGACGATGAATTCTGTCGTCCTACGATTAAGAGATGCCAGCATATTGACACCTTTGTCAAGACAGAATCATACCCTGAGTATAAACACGCGCGCATGATTAATAGTAGATGCGATTCTTTCAAAGTATGGAGTGGGCCTTGGTTCAAGGCAATCGAGAAAATGGTCTATGCTGACCACCATTTCATTAAACATGTACCAGTTAAGGACAGGCCTGCATTGATAAATGGCCTGAAGCAAGCTGGTCTGCACTACTTTGAGACTGATTACACGTCCTTCGAGGCTTCTTTTGC